AACTATATTGTACATCCAATCAGTAGGATGCTGTACGTATCTATGTACAACAATAAAATCGTCTGCCCTATTAACAAACTTCCCTCCGCCCTCAATATCACTTGCCATTGGCGGGATAGGGTGATCATAATATTCGTGACTAGCATTATGTTTCTTTCTAAGAGCCTCCGTAGCAGCGTGGCAACAAAGCCATATCGTAACATTATTCTTTTTGCAAAATAATCTCATTTCACTAGTGACCTCGTAATCATATTCGTGTCCGTTTAAACCTTTCTCTTTTTTCTTAGTCAAAGAATTATAGGGGTCTATTATAAATCCCTGATAATTCCAAGCACCTTTTATCGCCTGAGCCAATCCCCTGAGATCATCCCAAGTATACATCTTATCATTGCTGATAAATTTAAAATGCTCATTAATCCAATCCAATCTGCTATTGAAATGTTCATTTTCGATTTTATTAATAGGTTTATTTTCTAGAAACTCGATTATCTTTTTTATTAATGTGTAAGGATCATTCTCAGAGGAAAACACTAGCCATTTAGTATTGTGCTTAATAGAGTATAAAACCATTAAAAACAAAACTACTGTCGTTTTTCCTACATTAGCGTGCCCTAATACTACATTAAAATTTGATCTTTTAAGCCTAAAAAATTCGTCTATTTCGGGAATATCTAACCTAAGTCCCTCGGTTATTCTCTTCTCCCTTATGTCTCTAATCTTCTGTACTTCGTCGTTAAATTCAACTAACATTGTTATAATTTTAAAATAAAGATATAAAAAAACCCCCGATCAAATCAGGGGTAAATTTAATTAATCTAAGAAACTTGTGTCATCTCTGTCAGGTGAATGATCCGAAGTCTTTACTTGCTCTTGGTTTTCTTTATCTCGCATATAAGTGTCATACGCTAAATAAATATTCCCTCCGCTAGATTGGCAAAGATTAAAACGTACCTTTCCATCTTTCGTACCTTTCTCTTTTACTTTCTCTAAAGTTTCTTCTAGAGTTTTTGTGTCTATTATAAAATCTAGCTTTTTCCATTGAGGAGATTTATCTCCACTTTTAAAAACACTCAGCCATCCTACGTAATCGGGTGCTTTACTTTTTTTATCGAAATCCATTATAAACTATTTAAAAATTCTTTTAACTCTTTGAAATGATCTTTAGTTCGAGGTATTACTATTTCCTCATTATCTTTTGCAAATGCCTGCATATTTTCTTTATAACAAACTTGCAATAAAATGCTATCATTCGTGTTTATAGGTCTACTTGTCGTTTTCCCACTACTTAAAGGAATCTCCTTAGCCTGAATTAACTTAGCTGATTTAGCATACTTGTATTTTTCATTTGATACTTCAAACGAGATCTCGCTGCCGATAGGGTACTTCCATTCTCCTTTTGCATTAAAGTTCCATTCCACCCCATCAGCTAACGTGATCTTGTATTTTTCTAATACTACTTCCTCCCCCGTCTGATTGTCTATGAACGCATTTCCTTTTCCTAAATGCTGAACATAGGTAATTTTACCTGTTTTCATAATTTAATTTTAAATTTAATTCTATATTCTCTTTTTCAAGTTTTTCAACTTCTTTCCGAAGAGCCTTAACCTCTTCATCTCTTAATCGTAAAAGGTCTTCAATATACATCACTTATCTTTAGGTTTGAAGTTCTCTTTTTGATCTCCTCCTTAGCTCTCTTTTTGTAAGATTCTAAGTGTCCATCTCCGAAAGCAATTGCTCTCAAATGAGAGATTGTCATACTCTCCCAATACATTTTTTCGAATAAATAACTCATAATTATAATTTTTAATTTGTACTAAGATAATCAAATATTTTTAATAAACAAAAAAAGGGGGAGAAAAAATCCCCCCCGCAATTAAAACAAAAATTATAACAATGAATCTAGGTGAAAACTAAACTCACTCAAATATAGTTAAATACAGTTAAATACAGTTAAGTTTTTCCTGATATTTTAAAATCATCTCCTCAATATCTCCGATCGTGAATTTCTGTATCTCTCTAGATCTTTCTAATAATCGATCGCTAGTTTCCTTTCCTAGATAAACCGAGTACTTATATTGCTCTCCCTGACCGAAGATGTTACATCCCTTACATTGGGGTTTTACATTATCCTCGTCCCATCTTGTAGAATAGTGTTTCCTAGACATAAAGTGTCCTGCCTGAATTTCCTTGTAATGATACTTTCTCCCACACGTAACACACTCGCAAAATCCTTTGTGATCAGCATTCGACATCCTCACAAATAGCGAGAATACCGCATCTAACTTTTTTACTAATTTACTCTTAGTGGGTTTTTTAGCCATCTAGGTGGTTTAATAATAGCTTCCCTGTTGGTTCGTCTATTCCCTTAATTAACTTGTAAAGATACTTGCTATCAGCTTTAACCTTATTCTTTTCAGCCTTCGTAGAATCGATCCCGAGATTAGTATAGCTAATCGCATCCAACTCTAGCACCGCATCTACTCGATCTTTAATCGATAACTCAAAATCACTAATAATCTTTTTACTTAAATTTCTAATAGCCATCTCTTCACTCATTTATTTATTTTTTAAAGTTAGTAAATATATTAATTAGTATACTATATTATACTACATAGTATATTATATTAGTTAGTATATTATACTAGTAATATAAAATTATTTTCCTTGTCCTCTGTATCTTTTTAGATAATTTTTAGAGGATTTTAATTTACTTGATTTTTTTTTGGAATGTACTCCCTTTCTTTTTTTGGATTTACTGATATAAACCTCTGAGCTAATTTTAGCCATTCTTATGCATTTTATTTCCGAATACCTTCTCTACCCCCCTAGATCCGAAGTAACCTCCTATAACTATACTTAAAAGCCCTGTAATCGAGTCTAAGGGATAGCCTAAATACCAACCGACTACGTAGCTTACTGTAAGAAATACTAATGTTAAGGGTCTTACGTTCTGTGCTAACCAACTTCCCGACCGAGCATCTGCAACCCATCTTCGAGTAGTTCCATCGATCTCCGCTCTTTCTAATTCTAGTTTTTTAAGTGCGATTTCTTTATCTGCCTCCGAGAGATCACTCCCACCAATAATGGCACTAATAACACTCCCAACGGCAGTATTATCAGCAATAGCACCCACAACGTTCGGTATTTTACTGAGTAAGAATTTACCAACCGCAGTATCCTTTAGTTTTTTTTTGGGTTGATCCATAGCGTTGATCCCGTAGTATTAGTAAGACCAAATAGCGGATGGCTTATCAGGATCGGAGTCCACGTGGATAAAGGTTTTTGCGATCCCAATTCTAGAGAATCCTGAATCGATAAGCGATTTAACGATCTTCCATCGCTCGACACCTGAGTTGGCTGCAATATCAGCTGCATATCCATACATATGCGAAGATCCTTTCGAAGTTTCTGTTTTAGGTTTTCCGCCGACTTTTTCGTTATGCTCCTCAGTTCTAAATCCTGAGTTGATCTTAAATGGTATTCCTGCTTTCTCTCGGGCATTTTCCAATTTACCCAAAAAAGAAACGTCCATATTAACGCCACTTTTTGGTGCGTCTGGAGAGTCGAACTCACGTGGAGAAAAATATTTAAGTTTCATTTTACTTTTTAATTTTTTTAATCTGCGTAGCAATATCCTTTTTAAGATCCTCAAATTTTCTCTCTATTTGATCGGGTATTCCATCCTTATCTTTGTCATTAAAAAAACCATTAGCCGTTAGTGCCATTAGTATAGCAGTAAGTAGCATTAAAATAGTAATAATAATAATTAGTATATCCATTTTTATTTATTTTTAGGTGGGTTATGTTTATCGTCAAAATCCATAGCAGCTTTTAGAATGATCTTATCCATCATATTGTCTTGGTTTTCTAGCATTTGTTTTTGCAAATCAATAACCATACTCTCTAAATTATCTTTAGCTGCTACAAGCATCTCTATTTGATGCTCTTTCTTTTCTAAACTTTGTTTTAGTGAATTTATATCATCAGGCTTACTCCCTGTTATAGTTGCTACTGTAATACCAATTGAAGCACTTATTGTACCTATTAACATCATTACAACCTCCTTGTTAGTATCTAATACAGGGAATTGAATTAAAGCTACTATAAGACCTATCACAAATAGGAATATAAATAAACTCCCTACATAGTGACGTATCTCTTTTGCTACTCCGTTTTTAGGTAAATTCATTTTATCTTTTTACTGATTGATATTATTGTATATCCTATTGCTAACAGAAGTGAAATCGTCTGAAGATAAGGATTAATCTCTGTTATTGATATTGCTAATGCTATTGCGTTGAATCCGTAAATCTTCAAATCTTCCATTGTTTATGCTATTGCTAAATAGAT